GCGCGGGGGGCGATCCGCGAGTGGGCCGCTGAGGGGCGCTCGTACCGGATCGACGTGGCCCGCCTAGCGCGGTCAATCCGCCGGGAGCGTGCGGACCGGGTTCGGGCCGAGGAGGACGCCCGCGGGGCGCTCCTGCCGGCTGGCCTGGCTGGGGAGCCTGCGGTGGAGGCGGCTTGGCGTCGCGCAGCCCTGGAGGCCGTGGGTGCCGGGGCTGACCGGGAGGCTGCGGAGGCTCACGCTTGGCGGTCGGTCGGCAGGACTCCGCCGCCTCCGGCGATCTCGTCGACGGCGCAGTCTGGGCGTGAGCGGGCGCGGGCTGTCGTGGAGGCTTTGGCGCGCTCGTCGCACCCCAGGGGTGATGGTGGGTGCGGGAGTGCCCCAAATCGGACTGCCGCATAGCCCGTAATACCAGCGAAAAGTGATAGAATGAAGGTGGCCCCGAGGGTGCTACCAACACCAACCCGAGGCCTACCCCACCGTTCGACTAGACCGAAGGAGGGGCTGTGAGACAGCCTACCCGATTTGCATCTCAAATTCCCTGCAAGCTTTGGGAGGGCGACCCGAACGCCTACCAAAAGCATGCCGCTGACGCGTTCTACATCTCGGGGCGCGACCTCCAGCCGTGGGACTGGGTGACCCCGATGTGCCAGAACCCGCTGTGCATCGAGCCTGAGCACCTAGCCGTTCAGGCGAACGTGAAGTTACGCTACCCGCACAGCATCTGCATTTACTGTGGGCGCCCCGGATACACCAAGGATCATCTGCTTCCTCGCAACTGGACTGGTGAGGCTCAGCGCCACTTCGTGGTCACTGTCCCCGCCTGTCGTACCTGCAACACGCTCTTGCGGGACACCCTTACTTGGTCCATCACCGAGCGAAGGGCTCTCGCGCATGAGCGCCTCAGGAAGCACTACGCGAAGGTTCTGCGCACGGTAGACCGCACGCCCGAGGAGCTGAACGAGTACGGGCCTACCCTGAGGTCTGTCATCGTCGATGGGATGGAACGCAAGGCGGAAGTGCTGAGGATGCTTGATTGGCCCGAAGATCCCGCCTACGACGCGCGAGCGCTGGCTCATTCAGGGATTGATGACCCCTGGGCGATCGGTCTCTTGCTGCCGGACACCGACGACCTTGCGGCACACGTCGTAGCGGTGGCGTAGGGACATCCCCAAAACACCCCCTAGAAGGGGCCTAGGAGCCACGCAGGCGGCACAGAATCGCTCTGACGTAGCGTGGGCTGTCTGGAGAGTTAGGCTCTCAGATCGCCTCCTAGGCCCCTTCTAGCCGCATCTACAGTCAGGGGCCTTAGGTGATTCCGCCACCCGCCCTCGTCACGAACGCGTAACGACCACCATCCCGCCTTGACGGTGCCCAAATGGGCACCTAGGGTTGTCCACGTGGGCAACACGGGCACCCCAACCCAACCCACCCAATCCCCAGAACAAAGGACCATGAAAAATGAGGATCGAAAACCTCTACCCCAAGCCCCTCAAGATCGAAGACGTCCAGCGACTTGCCGACGACCTGGCCACCGTCAAGGAGGTCTATGACGACGCTGTCGCCACCTACGGCGCCCGAGCTCGCGACCTCCTCGAACGCAGCGGCAGTGACCCCATTGGCGCGATCAGCCTCCTCTACCTCGCCGCCGACCAGCGCAAGGCCACCACAGAGCAGGCCCTCACCGCCACCGTCCGCGAACAGCGCGACACCATCGACACACTCACCTCGGAGCGCGACAAGTTCGAGAAGTGGTGGAGGGACGCCGTCCACGAAGCCACCAGCCTGAACGCCGACCTGGCGCAGCGTGAGGTCGACACCGAGCGGATCACCCGCCTCGAATCCATCCTGTGCGCCCTCACCAATGCCGCATGCGGGCAGGCCCGCATGTACATCGAGGACCTACAGGCCCTCCCCGTCGGCACCGTCGTCCGTGACGAAGCCGGCCGAGCCTGGACCCGCATCGACGACGAAGACGGCGGAGTCTGGGCCACCCCCAGCAGGGACGACACCCTCTCCTCCGCCGAGCTCGGCGAGGAGACCACCGCCTGGATGGCATGGGTGGCGGACCTGTGAGCCGCCTCGACCACATCGGCGGCGACGGCGTCGACGTCACCGACGCCGCAGAGTTCCTGTGCGCCTGCGCCGACTACCAGGACAGCGAGGCCGCAGCCCTAGACGAGCGCGACCGGCAACGCCGCGGGGCCGGCCGAATCGACGCCAACCTCCCCTGGGGTGCCCTCGGCCAGCACGCCCAGCATCGGGCCAGGCTCCTTGAAGCCCTCGCCGCCCTCCTCCGCGTCGACGCCGACGCACTCACCAACGGCCTCTAACCCCCCCCATCCTCCCCAGAAAGGAGCACCCATGAGCACCAGCACCCTCTATCTCTACGAGTCCCGGTGGATCCCCACCTGGGGGCCGATCGGCCTCCGCCGGGTCCGCAAGCTCGAGTGCGCCGGCTGGAGCCACGTCGGCTCCCTCCCCACCGGCCTCCTGCGCCGCGAGCACTGCCTCATCCGCATCACCGAGAGGGGCGACCGGTGAGCGACCACTACCAGCCGAAGCCGGGCGAAGTCGTCGCCTACGAGGATCCTCACGGTGTCTGGCACACGGAGCGGGCCACTGAGGACACGGCGGAGGCCATCGCCTACAACCCCCGCGTGATCCTCCTGGAAGCCGCCCCCGAGCCTCCCGCGCCATGGCCCACCGCGCCCATGATCCTCGTGATCGATGGGGAGCGGCACGCCACCGGCAAGCCTGGCGACATGACCGCCAAGCCCATCGTCGGGCAGGTGCTCCTCCGCACCCCCGAGGGGCACTACCGGGGCGTCCGGTCCCGGCTCGTCAAGCAGACCCGCGGCGACCAGATCAGGAAGTGGGTCAACCTCGCCGCCGTCGAAGACAAGGCGCTCCGCGACCTCTCCGAAGCTGCACACAACGGCCCCCTCCGTAACGTCAGCGACGCTATCCAGGACGTTCTCACCAGCGCTGACATGATCCTCGACGGGAGGTACCTCCAGTGAGTCGCAGAGTTGACTGGAGCGTCCCGCAGCACTGCGGCGACTGCGGAAGCCCGCTAAGGCCGGGGCACGCCCCGATAGAGGACTGGCCGGGTACGCGCGCCCACCACGCGCGGGGGCTCTGCATGAGGTGCTTCAACGTGCGCCGCGTCGCTGCCAGGCGTGAGCGCGAAGGCATCAAGCCACGCCCCAAGCCACGCAGGAACCCCACCGTCGCCGAACTCGCCGCGCAGGGTCACCCGTGCATCGAGCCTGCACCCATGCCCAGCCGCGTAAGGACCTACCCGCTATGAACCTCATCATCGACAAGCCCGGCATCTACCACGGCCTCGACGAGCAGTGGTACCACTGCGACCCCACCCCTCACCGCTCCCTGTCATCCACCGAAGCCAAGATGATCCTGGACGCTCCCGCGACCCTCCACCACTACCGGAACAGTCCGCGAGCCCCCCGCCCGGAGTTCGACTTCGGTAGCGCCGTCCACTCGCTCGTGCTCGGTGTGGGCGCGCACCTGGAGTGCTACCCGGAGGATGTGCTGTCCGCGTCCGGGTCGACGGGGACGAAGGCGGCCCGAGAGTGGGCCGCCGGCGTTCGCGCCGACGGGGGGATCCCCCTGAAGGAGGACGTCTACGACGCCGTCCACGACTGTGCCGCCGCCGTCACCGAGCACCCCCTGTGTCGCCGAATCTTCGCCGACGGGGACCCCGAGGTCAGCGTCGTCAGCGAGGACCCCGGCACCGGTGTGTGGATGCGTGGCCGCCTGGACTGGATCATGCCCCCCGCCGGCGGGAATGGCGCGCACGTCCTGGTGGACCTGAAGACCACGGATGATGCCCAGCCCGACGCCTTCACGAGGGCGGCCGCCCGCTACGGGTACGACGTGCAGCGCGCCTGGTACCGGCGCATCTGGCGTGACCTCACCAGCGAGGAGGCCCGCTTCCTCCACGTCGTCGTCTCCAAGCGCCCCCCATACCTCGTGAGCGTCTGCGAGATGGATTGGAGCTTCGACGACCTCGGGAAGGTGAAGGTGGAGAAGGCGCTGCGCCTGTACCGGGACTGCCTCGGATCGGGGGACTGGCCTGGCATCCCCGCCGAAGTTCACCAGATCTCCGCCCCCGCCTACTACCTCGACTCAGACAAGGACTGACCCCATGGCCCTCAAGACACGCAAACCAACCGGGCAGGTCTCCTGGCCGTTCCTCCTCCTAGCCGGTGCAGAGAAGTCCGGCAAGTCCTACGCCGCCGCGGCGTTCTCCGCGAGCGACCTCATCGGCCGCACGTTCTGGATCGAGGTCGGCGAATCCGACGCCGACATGTACGGATCCCTGCCGGGCGCACGGTACGAGATCGTCGAGCACGACGGCACCATGGCGTCCATCCTCCAAGCCATCCGAGACGCCAGCGCCGAACCCGCCCGCGGCGGGAAACCGAACTGCATCGTCGTCGACTCCATCACCAACGTCTGGGACATGCTCATCGGAGAGCAGGAGGCCGTCACCATCCGCCGCGGCAAGACCTCCATGACGATCGACCAGTGGAACACGGCGAAGCGGCAGTGGCGCAAGCTCGTGACCGCCCTCAACTCGCACCCCGGCCCCGTGCTCGTGACCGCCCGCCTGGAGCAGGTGACGGTGATGGCGAACGGGCGGCCGACGACGGACAAGACGTGGAAGGTGCGTGCGGAGAAGTCCCTCCCGTTCGAGGTGACGGGGACCGTGGAGATGCGGGCGCCCGGGGAGACGTACCTGACGGGGCTGCGGTCCTTGAAGCTGAAGGCCGCCCAGGGGCAGCATCTCCCGATTCAGGGGTTCACGGTGGACGGGCTCATGCGCGACCTGGGCGTGGACGGCGGCGGGCGCCGCCTGACACCGGCCGTCGAGCAGCCCCAGCAGTACCCCGACCCCGCCGACCTCTTCCAGGACGAGGGCCAGTGAGATGGGCGTCCGTGGCTTCCTGCGGCTGTGCCTATGGACCTTCGTCGTCGTGTGCGTGATCGGCGTGTTCATGGTTCTCGCATTGCTGGTGCGTGCACTGGCGGTCGCTATGTGGGTGAAGTTGCTGGCCGCTCTCGGTCTCTCCTTCGTCTGCGCGGTCTCGCTCCTGGGCCTCGCGGCGGTCGCTATTGAGCGGCGCGACTGGAACATCGACGACGACGAAGACCAGTTCGTCTGCCCCAACCACCCGCGGGAGTCGGCATGACCGTCCTCCTCATCACCCTCATTCTCACCACCTACACCTACCGGAAGGAACCATCATGACCACCCCAAAGAAGATCGCTGACCTGGCCGGTTGGGTCGTCGAGCAAAGCGGTGACCTGTCGTGCCCACTCCTGAAGGCTATCGGCTACTGGCACGAGGACCTCGGCACGGTCGCCCGGGCGATCGACATCCTCGAAGACCTCGCCCCTGGGAGCCCCCGGCGCCCGATCGCCGAGGGACGCCTCGCTACCCGCCTCATGGCTATTGCAGCCCAGGCGGATGCGATGCTCCGGTCCCTTGGCGTCGAGGATCCGGCTGCCTTGTTCGTCGCCGAGTGGGAGCGGGCCGCCGCCAAGCATCCGGGGATGACCCTGGACTCGGACGGTCACACAGACGAGACACGCTTCTACGCCCTCGCCGAGGAGGTGGGCGAGGTCGCCGCCTCCCTCACCTACGACAACGCCAAGGGGACCGGCCACAACGCCGACCTCACCGCCGAAGTCACCCAAGTAGGGGCGCTCGCCCTCGCCTGGCTCACCCGCTACCAGAACGGAGAGAACTAATGAACAACGTAGACGTCGAGGCTGCCGTCTGGCGGCTACAGCACTTTATCAACGACGGGGTTGGGTACGACGTGCCGAAAGACATCCGCACCCTCATCGCTCACATCACCGACCTGGAGGAGGAGATCGACCAGCTCAAGGCTTCTGCGGGAATCAACGACGGCGGGGACGCCTCCCGTGGCGCTTCGGACGGCGTTATCGCCGTGGATATCCTGGGTCGCCCCTGGGTGGCCAAGGAGGGTGGATGGTGGCGACTGATGAAGGACGTCGTTGCCGGGAAATGGTCCGAACTGCCCCAACAGTATGCCCCCTACACCATCGTCCACGTTCCGGCGTACACCCCCAAGGAGGAGTCGTGACCTCTGCAACCCTCAGCCCAGGGGACCTGCCCGCCCCACGGCCGGTGCTTGACGTCCCCGAGAACCGGAGGCACCTGCTGTTCCTGCTCGGGCGCGTGGGTCAGGCCATGGACGTGTCTCCGAAGATGGCCCGCTCCTGTTGGCGTGACCTCGGCCGCCATGCTCACGGCCTTCTGGTGACGGCTTGCGACGGGACCGCACGCACCCCGTCTTGGTGGCTGGAGGAGGCGGCCCGCCTGGACGCCCAGTTCCCGGGCCGGCACCTTCGTAGGCCACTGCCCTACGTCACTCACCGTGTCGCAGACGTCCTGTCCGTCGACTCGCTCCGATCTGACTGGCTCTCCGAGCTTGCCCTCACCGCCTACACGCAGTCAGGAGACCTGAAATGACCCCATGGGAGAGATTCATGTCCGGCAATGACGAAATCATTCCGATTCAGGTGATTGATTTCGACGCGGATTTGATCGCAGCATATCTCGCCCCGGCGTGTCGCCATTAGACAATTGCGCGCGAAAACAAGACAATATGACCACTCCCCAGGAAGGAAAAGGAAATGGCTGCAAGGCCCCAACTTGAAATGACGGTCACCGGGTACACGGCCGCCGACCCCGAAATGCGATTCACCCAATCCGGGAAACCCGTCGCAAACGTCAGCGTCCCCTACACGCCCCGCCGATACGACCAGCAGACACAGCAGTGGGTCGATGCTGGTGACACCGTGTGGGTGCGGGCCAGCGTGTGGGGAGACCAGGCGGAGACGTTCTGCGAGCACGTCCAGAAAGGCCAGCTCCTCACCCTCACCGGTCGCCCGAGCGTGCGAGCCTGGGCGGGGAACGACGGCCAGCCGGCCGCGGCCCTGAACCTGAACGTCGACGTGTGGGGGCTGCACCCGAAGCCCATCCAGCACGGCCAGCCCGCGCAGCCGGCGGCGTTCGGCTCGGGGAACGTCCCTGCGGCCGCCCAGGACCCATGGGGCACCGGGGGCGCCCCCACCAGCGAGCCCCCCTTCTAAACCCAACGGCTGGCCCCGACTGCTGGGCCGGGGCCAGCCACCACCCCAACCCACCAGAATCCCGCTCAACCCTAGGAGAACCCATGAAACCAAACCCCACGTTCAGTCAGCGTCTCGGGTACGCCGTCGGCCTCACCCTCGCCCTCACCGCCTGCTTCGCCGTCATCAGCGTCATCGTCTGGATCATCGTCGCCACCTGGCGCGCAATCATCGGAGGCTGACCCATGAGCAACAACGACTGGCCCGTAGGGCCGATTATCCGAGTCCGCCGCGCTACCGCTTTCGGGGGCTTCCATATTCGAGACGCCTATGCCATCCGCGACGCTGGCGGCGACTACCTGGTCGACGGGGAGGCGCTGCTGCGCGACGCGGGCGACCGCATCTACGAGTGGGAGGAGGTTACGGCCGTCCCCACTGCCGCACTCAAGCACCTACGGCATGTGTTCCTTGGTGTTGAGTTGCCACTCACGCAGTTCGCCGCCATCCAGCAGGTCGTCTCCCACCTGTCCGCCAACAAGCCCAGCGCACTCGACCGGGCCGTCACCAGGGTCAAGGACGTCGCGGACACCCCCATGGTCGACGCTGAGACCCTGCCGGCGGAGTGCCTCTCGCTCCTCTTAGACGCCCTCGCCAGCGTCCAGAGCGCAGCCCGCAAGACCAGCCCGCTCACCATGGTCACCCGCATCTGCGCCGACTGGGTGCAGGCGGACAACCCGGAGAAGATCGCTCTAGAACAGATGCAGAGCCGAGCCCTCTCGATCCCCGAGGTGGTCGGTAGTGACCCAGCCAGATTCATCGTCCTCGCCGGATATATCGGTGACGCAGCCAACATGCTCAGCGAAGCGCACCTCGACACCAGCGGGCAACTCACCAACGCCGGCACCTACGCCCTCGCGTGGGCCGCCCAGATCATCGAGGAGGAGGACAAGTGAACTGGCTCGGACTACTCCAGTGGGTGGGGACAACCCTCATGCCCATATCCTTGGTGGCGGCCCTGTGGCTCGCCTACACCGAGAATCGGCGCGCGGCGACGGCGGAGAGGGCCGTCCAGCAGATCGCCGACGCCATCCGCTACG